TGTTTAAATGCAGTTAAAGAAAAAATATTTCAATGTGTCGATCATTATAAAAATAAACACGACATAGATATTGATAAAATATCCCAATTAGACATTCTTCGATATGATGCAAATGAATTTAAAGCAGGTTATGATTTTCATAAAGATTTTGGTAGTAAAGTCTCAGAAAGACATTTATCTATTTCTATTTGTTTAAATAATGAATATGAAGGAGGAGAATTTGTTTTTGATATTCCAGGAGGACACTATACGGTTCCACAAAATGTAGGCGATGCAGTGATTTTTCCTTCTAATTTTATGTTTCCTCATCAAGTCAACAAAGTCACAAAGGGAACACGATATGCTTTAATAGGATGGGTGATCTAATGCAACCGATTTTTATTAAAGAATTTTTACCACAACAAATTTTAAATTTAGTTTATTCGTATTCAATTATTAAATGTTCTAATCAAAAAAAATTCAATATGGATCCTTACAGTAACTCTTTAATCGGAAAACATAGTGATTATTTAATGGAAACATTAATGGATATGAGTACATCTGTTGTTGAACAAAATGTTGGAAAAAAATTGTGGCCTACATATTCTTATTTTAGAGTATACGACAAAGGTTCTGATTTAAGGGTACATAAAGATAGAGAGTCTTGTGAGTATACAGTGGCTTTGTGTTTAGGAGCTGATCCTGTTGACTATCCTTACGAAATATTTATTGGAGAGGCCGATAATAGGTCTGATTACAAATACCATGATGACTTAGGAAACACGAATAAATATCGAATTGATCATAAATTTTCTATGTTTCCTAATAATGCAGTTATTTTTAAAGGAATGGATAAAATTCATTGGAGAGAAGTGTGCACACATGATCATTTCATTACTGTATTTTTACATTATGTAGATCAAGAAGGTCCTTATAAAGAGTACAAATTTGATAAGAGAGATTCTTTAGGTTCTCCTTTATCATGAAGTTTTATACTTTTGGTCTTCAAAGAACTTGCACTAACTTCGCAAAGCAGTTAATTCTTCAAAATTTCCACAGTGAATGGGGGAACATTAATGATTTTGGTCATTGGTCTTGGAAACACAGTCCTGATGCAGAACAAGCAACTGCTAGTTTATCATCAGAAACACCTTTAATTTTTTGTTATAAAACACCCCTTATGTGGATGGAAAGTATTATTAGAAATGATGTTGATTTTATTAATCGTTGGGGTTTAGCAAAGTATCCTGATTATCATGACGAAGAGCTTTTATGGGAAAACGCTCTGTATAAATTTAGTATTCCCCTTGCTATTGAAAAATGGATTGAGTTTCATACGGAATGGATAAAATTCATACATCGTTCGAATTATGTTATTATGAATCAAAGAAAAATGTGTGATCAACCAGGAGCGGTGGAAGTTTTATCTTTGATAGAAAACAAGTTAAAACTACAAAAGAAAAATCCTCAATGGATATTATTTACCGATGCAGTTGATTATCGTGTTCGTATGACCGATAAAAGTTTTGACGAAAGAAAAAAGAACTATCTTCAAAATAAAACAACTAAATTGACCGATAAGCAAATACAATATATTAACAATAAAATACCACAAGAAATTATAAATTTCTTTGAGAAGGAGATATAAATGATCAAACCAGAAGAACTGAAAGATAAGAATTTTAAAATATTCTTAGGGATGCCTATGTATGGTGGAATGCTCACCGAGAATACCATGCATGGACTTTTGCAGCTACAACAATGGTCTATGGCTAAGGGTGTAGGAATGCGTATGCAATCTATGGGTAATGAAAGTTTAATTACTCGTGCTCGTAACACGGTTGTTTCCATGATGATGGATGCCACCGACTATGTAGCCACGCACTTATTGTTTATTGACTCCGATATTGGATTTCAAGCTGAAAATATACAACGCATGCTTTGTTTTGATAAAGATGTAGTCTGTGGTATTTACCCAAGGAAACATGTTCATTTTGAAAAAATACCTCAAATATTAAAAGATAACCCTGAAGCAAGCCCTGAAGAATTAGAGGTTAAATCTCTAGGATATAATCTTAATTTTGATGATCCCATGAATGTTAAAATGGAAAATGGTTTTTGTAGGGTACAGGAAGCAGCGACAGGAATGATGCTCGTCAAAAGAGAGGTCTTTCGCACGATGATGAAAAAGTTTCCTGAGCGTAAATATGAATCTGATCAAATTATCAATGGTAAGTCTTTTAAATCTGATAACTGTTATGACTTATTCTGTGCAGGTATCTATGAAACAAAACCAGGGAAGAAAAGATATCTCTCTGAAGATTATTACTTCTCTCGATTATGGCTAGAATGTGGGGGAGAGATATGGGCAGATATAGCAATGCCTCTAACTCACTTTGGAAATAGAGCTTTCAAAGGTCATGTTGGTTCTTTATTTCAGAAAAAATAAGTAGTATATTGGCACCATGCCACTGACTAATTTTACAATAAAACCAGGCATTAATAAAGAAGTCACAGATTACACGGGTCAAGGACAATGGGTAGACTCGGATAATGTACGCTTTTTTAATGGCCTTCCCCAAAAAATTAAAGGTTGGGACAAGTTTGTTGATACCACGATTGTCGGTGTGGTACGAGATCAACATGCTTGGATTTCTTTAGATGGCACGAGGTACGATGCTTTTGGTACCGACAGAAAATTATATGTTTATGAAGAAGGAATTATTTTTGATATTACTCCTATTCGAGATACGGAAGCTTTAACAGATCCTTTTACCACGAATGGTACAGCCACTGTTTTAGTCACTGATGCAGGACATGGTTGTGAACAAGGTAGCTTTGTGACCTTTGATTCTTTCTCCACGATTGACGGACTTGATATGAATCAAGAATTTGAAGTAACTTCCGTGGTTAATACTTCTGCTTATACAGTGACTCACACATCCACTGCTAGTGGTTCAACCGCAGGAGGTGGTGGTACAGGTAATGCAGAATATCAAATCAATCCTGGTCCAAGCTTTTCGACTCCTGCTTATGGTTGGGGAACCGATGGCTATGGTTTAGGTGGTTGGGGAGAACCTTCTACAGTTTCTAATGTAACCTTAGAAGCAAGACAATGGTCCTTGGATAATTTTGGCGAAGACTTGATTGCTACACAATTAAACGGTGGTACGTATCGTTGGGATACTTCTGCTGGTACTTCAACAAGAGCTGCGATTGTAGCGAATGCTCCAACAACTTCACGACTCAGTTTAATATCCTCACCAGACAGACATTTAATTTTATTTGGTACAGAAAATACAATTGGCAACCCTGCCACCCAAGATGATTTATTACTCCGATTCTCGGATCAAGAAGATATCAACAATTATACTCCGACCGCAGAAAATACAGCAGGTTCACTGAGAATTGCCGACGGATCACGGATCGTGGCTGCTGAACGTTCAAGAGGTCAAACATTAGTTTGGACAGATACTTCTCTTCACTCTTTACAGTTTATTGGTCCCCCTTTTACTTTTGGTCTACGACAACTAGGTCAAAACTGTGGAATTATTGGACAGCATGCAGGCATTGATTTAAATGGTAATAGCTTTTGGATGTCACAAGATTCTTTCTACACCTTTGATGGTTCGGTGAAAAAACTTCCTTGTACCGTGGAACAGTTTGTTTTTAACAATATCAATCAAACCGCTTCCGAGAATGCCTTTGCTGGGCACAATGGTGAGTTTAATGAAATCATTTGGTTTTATGCCAGAACAGGTTCGGATCAAATTAATGCAGTCGTCGTTTATAATTATGTGGAAGGAACTTGGTGGACAGGAACCTTGGCTCGTACATCTTGGATAGATCGTGAAGTCTATGACAATCCTATTGCTACACAATACTTAGCCAATACAACTGCCAATAATGAAACGATTTTAGGATTAACTTCGGGAGCTACACAAATTTATTTACACGAACAAGGTAATGACGCTGACGGTCAAGCAATGGATGCTTACTTAAAATCAGGTGCTGTTCAAATAGGACAAGGAGATGATTTCTCTTTTGTTTCTAAATTAATACCAGATGTACAAAATCAAAGTGGTACGTTGAACTTAGACTTTGAATTTTTACGATACCCCAATGATGCTAATGCAGTCACGAAATCGACAAGCTTTACATCAGGAACAGAAAAGGTAGACCTACGAGGAAGAGGAAGACAATTCACAGCGAATATTGTATCCAACACAACAGGCACTGCTTGGCGTTTAGGCACCATGCGTTTTGATATCCAACCCGATGGTAGAAGATAATGGCTAAATTAACCCTACAAAGATTCCCTGATCCCACCCCTGAGTATCAAGCTCAGAACTTTAATGAATTAATTCGTGTTTTAGAGGCGTTGATTCAACAATTAAACACAACCTATACAGTGGACTCCGAAAACAAATCAGAAGCAGAGGCATGGTACTTTAGTCGATGAGT